GTCATATTTATCCTCGAATTCCTCTCTGACATCTTCGACTTCTTCCGATAATGCCGTTTGTACATTAGTCAACCAAATATCAATACTAAGAAGATTACTTGTCATTTGTGATGATAAGCTGTTTTTGACTGTATCAATATTATCATTTATATTTGATTTTGCGTTGTCAATCCTGTCATCAATTGTAATTGCTCCCGAACCTAGTTTGCTTAAAACAGCCGTTTTGCTGTCCGATATATCTTGCGATACAGTGTTATTAGTTGGCGTGCCGATTCTGTTTAGAACAGCTGTTTTGATATTTGCTTCTGAAGTGCTTACAGCAGATTCAACATTTGATTCTGCTGTGTTTATATCACTTGAAAGCGAACTTGTTGAATCGTCAATATCGTTTAACCTCGATTTTATATCTGAATCATGTGTTTCAAGTCTGTTTAAAAGTTCGTTTCCATAGCTTGTAACTTTTCCCGAAACCGTACCGCTTGCACTTTCAATTTCGTTTAAAATCTCATGTGTGCTGCTTTCCGAATCTGAGTTAAGTTCGCTGATTGCTTCATATATTGCCTGACGCATATCTTTACCGTAAACCGCAGTTTTTATAGTTTCCAAATTAGATTCAATACTAGCCATCAGAATTCGCCTCATCTTCCGAAGTTGAAACGCCCAATTCCGTTAATTCCTGCTTGCGAATATCGGCAAGCACTTCTGAAATTATTCCGTCCATTAAGTACGGAGGAATATTGGTTTTCTTCATAATAGTTGTTACTGCGTCGTTAATATAAACACGAGCATTATGAACCATTGTCGATAAAGGTATTACAACCGGTTTTGACTGATTGTAGTCGGTATGTTGTTCCATAAAATATCACCCTTTCAGATTGAATGTTTTTGTTTCCGTTAAGTTTGGTCTTTCAATAAGAAAACCTTCTTCGGGATTCGCTAACATCTCTTGTTTGCCGTTTTCTTCTGTATACAACGTAAAACCTTTTTCAAGAAATTCGTCCATTTGTTCGTCTTTAAACAAATAGCATCCGAAATCGTTTAAAACAGCAAGTATACGTTTCATATAAAATCTCACTCCTATAATGCACTTATTAACAAACCGTTTTTAAAGTAGAACGTTGTCCAAGTCCAAGACAGACTTCCGTTGCCATTATCCACAATATCGGTTATAACTGTTAAACCTCCGTTTGCACCAATCATCAACGTTGCGTTCTCGCCTTCGTTTGTGGTTGCTATGTCACCTGCACGCAGACAAAGTGTATCAGTTGTTATTAGAAAACCATTGTCCGTTCTTCCCGTAGTATGATTATAAATTGAAGCGGTTGCGTCCAGCCGTCCGTATTCTTTACTATCTTTTCCTCCAATAATTTTTCCGTCAGACAGCTTTATCCAATATCCCGATGACGATGATGTCACCAAACCTTCATTGTTTATATGGCACATAATTCTGCCAGAACTGTCTTTAACCATCATTGTACCGTTTGAATCATCAGTGCCGCCTAATGTCAAAGTTCCACCCTTTATTCTGTCGGCATACATCGTACCCGCTGTAATTCTGTCGGCAACAATAGCGCCGTCCATCGTCATAGCAAGAGCATATTCGCCATTATAGCCTGTTGAAGAATATCCCAATCCGTTAATATTCCAACGCCATACCTTAGCGGCTTCTTTGTAATCGGGAATATTCGTAATAAGAATTTCCTGAGTTTTATCGTCTTCCGTCAAAATGGTGACATAACCGTTTGTGGCATTTTGAATTAATTGACTTGCGTTGTTCCTTGCTTCTTCCAGTATAGAGGACGGAGTGGGAATATTTTCTATTCTGTTTAAAATTTCGGAATTTGTACTGTTATGAACCTCTGTAAGAGTTTGTTTAACCTTTGTGCCCATTTCAAATGTTGCATTCTCCGGGCTGTCAAGCGGAATCGACAGTTTTGTAACAGGAAAAAGCCTGTCCAAGCCGTGAGGGGAAGAAACCACTCTTATTTCATCTAACAGCTTTATAGATTCATAGTTTATATTTAAATAATGTAAATCTATAGCTTTTACTTCCAACTGCATTTCCTCAAACTGTGAATCTTTAAGATATTTTTCCGCTTTTCTCATCAAGTTTGAAGCTATTTCAACATCATCCCAACGTACAACTTTTTCGATCCACCCGAAGTTTTCTACAGCTTGATTGGATATCACATATATACTCCCGTGATTAACGTCTTTTACAGTAAGATACTTTTGCAGAACCTCATGCGAACTGTCTTGAGATTGTGATGAATCGGTCTTTTTATCTGAATTATCAGCCAATGTTTTTCCGAGAGGAACTATAACGGTTGCCAATTCCGATAAGTCGTATGATTTTGTAAAGTCAAGCAGATTTTTACCGAAATTTATAACCTGCTTGTTTGTATTCGGATAATCGGAAAGATAATCAAGATATCGAACACCGTTTACCTTTCTTACTCGCAGATGTCCGCCCAAACGACCTATAAGCTTATCGTTAATGCACTCTATCGTTTTTTCATAGTTAGTGTATCGGTATAAGGAATCGTTTGAATCCGTTACCGTAACCATTCCGACTACAAAGGTTTTATCAATATAATCGTCATCCTCGACCCTTTTATTATGTATGTATATCAACCTTTCAAGGAATCCTCTGACAGTTACATCATGGTATTCGTTAGGTGGTTGAATCGAATCATTCAGATATGCCAACTCCCCTTCACAATATAATTTTCGCCTGTTCCAAAAATCCGTGGATTCCGACAGAACTCTGCCCGACCAAATTTCACTGCCGTCCTTTTTTACGGTTATTTCAGTTGTCATACGCTGTATCCAAGAATATCCGACATTGCCGGGAGGCAGCGTCATTTCAAGAGAACCCGAAGCATTTTCTTCCATTGTCAGCACGGGATCTATGAGAGTTAATTCGTCCAACACATAAGAATCATTGTATATGCAAGTATCGCCCGCATAAATACTGTACATTTATAAACCTCCACTTCTGAAATCTATTGAAACCTTGCCGTACCCTTTAAAGCTAACAAGCAAGTAGTTGTCCATCGATATGTTTGAAAAAATGAAATCGGGATCTTTTGTCCAGCCGTTTTCAAATGTCTTTGTTACCGATATGCCCAGTTCTTCATTGTAAAGCTTTATGGTTATACCCTCAGAAGAGGTAACTCCAAAACTCGGGCATACAGGTTTTCTTCCTACAAGCTGAACGTTACTGTAATTACGTGTTGCAAACGAATCGCTGTTGACTTCAATGTCGTAAAAAAAATCCTGCTGAATTATTCCATCCTCAAAATCAAACGGATCCCATTCCCAATCTTCAATAGACCTATGTACTGCCAGCTTATACGGTTTAAGGTTATAATCAATAGTAATTACCGACCAATGCGGATCCGATTTCCATTCGTTCACGGAAAATCTTCCCTCGTAATAATGTGCCAAATCGTCCTCAAGGATCACTTTCATATATTGACCGTTCAGAAAATTTAAAATTTCCGAATATATCAAACGCCATTCCTTGTGTCCGTTTTCCACGATAAATTCAAGAGAACCCTCCCTGTTGCCGTATATCGGATAACCTTTAAGGGATTCGGTTAAATCTATTACGTCATCGGAACCGGGAATTTCAATTTCTTTTGTTTTCACTGTTGGCGGATTGATTACGGGACGAGAGGTAGGTATCAAGTGCCAATCGTCCCATGTGTTCTTTTGAGCATAGTAGTTCTTTATAAATGTCATAGAATGGTACATAAGATACCTCCTTTCAGTCTGCGATTATCTTTTGCGGCTTCACCTTATAGCCGATGGTTATTAACGACCAATGCGTATCGGATTTCCACCCGTTCACAAAGAATCTACCCTCGTAATAATAATTGGGGTCGTCTTCGAGAATAGCTTTGCCGTATTTTCCGTGAAGTACGTTCATTATTTCCGAATATAAATCACTCCATCTCTGATGTCCGTTTTCTACTATAAATTCAATAGAACCTTCTCTGTATTTATATGTAGGACTGTTCGTAAGTGATTCTGTAAAATCGATAACTCCGTCTGAGTTCGGAACATCAACGTATTCTGTTTTTACGGCAGGTGGATTGAATACGGGTCGGGAGGTAGGAATTAAATGCCAACTGCTCCAAGTATTTTTCTTAATCTCGGAATTGCCTATAATAAATGTAACCGAATGATACATCAATTACTCCTCCCTCTGTAAACAGCTCGTTTTCCCAAAGCTTCGTCCATAGTTGCGACAAGCGAACCTACCAAAGCTCCGTTATCCATAACCACCTGCATTTTGCCTATAGCTTTTCCCAGATAAGCCACATCTCCCCTAAGCTCGGTTATCGTTCTGACTATTTCAGCCGAATCAAAACTGTTATCGTTTTGCATTTTGGAAACGATATCGGAAAGAAGCTGCATTTTTCTGTCGGTTATCTGAGCGTTTATATTTCCTAGCTTCAAATCTCTCTGACCAAACATACTGTTAATCCTGTTGGCACTGTCCGTTACATCGGATAAATCCACAACAGGGCGAATTGTCGGGTCAACGTCAAAATCGTCTGTGAGAATATCCGATACCCTCAACAAGGATTTTTCCAAAGATTTCTTAGTTTGTTCTCCGACCGCTTCCGAAGCGTCGGTCACTACTCCCATGGAGTTCATCAAACCAAGTGCAAGACCTTTATCAGAGTTTGTTCCCACCTTTGAAAATTCTCTTGACGGAGAATGTATGTCCAAAGTCGAGTTCATAGAATTTAATGCCGATTGAGCAACATACACTGCTGCATTGTGAACTTCGCTTTCGGAATCGTAAAGTCCTGCGGCAAAGCCTTTTCCGGCATTTGTACCTGCCAATCGATATTCCATAGCTTTGGAGCTGCTGCCCTTTGCTCCTGTTTCGGCAATGTTTTTTCCTGCATTTGACGCACGTGTCTTTTCACCCGATATTCCCAACGCATAATTAGTGCCGTTATCAGAACCTGTCTTTTTGAATTTTGAATTTGCCTTTTCCAAATTATTTGTTGCTGTGGTCATCAAGGTTGTTGTTGAATCTTCAACATCATCTGTAGTGTCCGAAAGTCCCGAAACATATGTATCACCCGATGATTTTCCTATATTTGAAAAGTCTAAATCAAGACCGTTCGTTACCGTTTGACCAAGACCTCCTACCGCAATTGATGCCATACCGTCTGTTTCACCCAACGACGAAGAAAATGCAGAACCAAAATCAGAACCCATTGAACCGAAGTTTCCAAGAGCTGATCCAAGTCCTCCTACTGCGGAAAATCCTAAATCCTCACTGGTATTTAATACTACGTCTTTTGTTCCGCCCAACGACGAAGAAAATGCAGAACCAAAATTACTTCCAAGCGAACCGAAATTTCCGATAAAAGAACTGATACCGTTTTTAACACTTTCACCCAAACCGCTTCCTGCGTTCCCAACCTCTTCGTTTCCCGATTTTATTCCGTCCGCTGTGGCAGACGCTGCGTCTTTACCGATTTTCTCCATATCTTGTGGTGCAAGGGCTTCTCTGGCTTTTGTCTTTGCTTCTTCAAGTCCGTCAACCATTTTCTGACCGACACCGGGAATATTTCTCACCAATTGCTGCAAAGCCGAAAGAGCAAATTCAACTATAGCACTTATGAGATTTTGAACCGCTGAAAGAATTTTATCGGTATTTTCTCTGATTCCGTCCGCCATTCCGTTTATAAAATTAAGCATTAAATTAATGCCCGCTTCAATGATAGTCGGCAGCATTGAGGAAATTCCGTTTACAAATTTTACAATAATCGTAAGAGCTGCAACAACAATTTCGTCTATATGACTTCCCAATCCCTTTAAGAAATTGAGAAGTATTAACGTTCCTGTTTCGACTATAGCACCTATATTATCGGCTATACCTTTCAGAAAAGTTAATACAATCATAAAAGCAATACTCCACATTTTAGGAAGCGATTGGCTGACGTAATCATACAAAGCAACCCCTATTCTTGCTATAGCATCGATTATCGCAACTCCCAAATCTCCAAGCAGCTTTACGAAAGCCGTCAGCTCCGCAGTACAGGCTACCAACGCTCCTATACCAATTGCTGCCAAAGCCAAGCCTGCACCTGCCGCAAGCAAACCTACACCGAGAAGTGCTATTGAACCTGCCAAACCAAGCATTGTGGGTATCGCAGGACTTAAAAGAGCAGAAGCTATTCCAAATACAGCAAATATGCCTGCAAGCATTAACAAGCTTTTTCCAATTTCAACAAGACCCATTTTTCCGAACATCATTAAAATAGGTGCTAATACAGTCAACGCACCTGCTACAACCAGCAAGGCTGCTGCTCCGGGTATAGCACTCTTCATAAATATCATAGCAATTGTGATTGCCGCAAGTGAACCTGTTAATGTCAGCAGACTTTTGGCAACTTCCTCCCAAGACATACTGCCCATTGTTTTCAGTGCAAATGCAAGGAGATTCAATCCTACAGCTACCGAAACCAATCCTACGGAAAGCAGCGGCAGCGAAGCCGGCATAAACATACACGCTAAACATATTTCAGCCAAAGCCACAGCCATTGCGACAAGACCCTTAGCCAAATCTTTTGCAGATAAGTTACCCAACACTTCTATTGCTTTTGAAAATATAAGCATTGAAGCTGCAATAATATTCAAGCCTATTCCCGTAGAAATAAGCTTTGTCGGATTACCGATGAAAGTTGTAAGACCTACTATCTCAGCTAATAAAACCGCTAACCCTATCAATCCTTTTACAAGTTGGTCAACATCAAGCTTGCCGAGTTTTTTCACGGTACTTGACATCATATTAAGAGCTACTGCTATAAGTATCAAGCCCGCTCCTTTTTCGATGCTTACTTTTTCAAAGTCGGCAGCCTTAAGGAAACCAAACAAACCGAATATAACTACTGCGAATCCCATAAGTCCTTTTGTGAGTTGGTCGGTATCAAGCTTTCCAAGCTTTTTTACAACTCCGGCAAGTATCGAAACGGCGGTTGATATCATTATCAAACTGAACGTCATCTTCATAAGACCGCCCTTATTGTCTTTAGCGATAAGCTTATCCATAAGAAACATTGCGGCAAACAATTCCACGAACATACTTGTCATAGCACCCAAGGCACTTGTTAATCTCTCTTCCTTAATCATTGAAAGTGCAATGAGTGAAGCTGTTAAAATTGCGATTGCTCCTGCGTACTTAACCATAGTGTTAGCCTTTATGTCTTTTGTGTATGCAGTTAAAGTTCCTTTAACACCGACAAGAATGCCATTAAGATTATGGAACACTCTTCCAAAACTGAAAATAGTTGAAACAACACTTTTTAATTTATTTATCGCATTGATAATTCCTGCAAACGTAGCAATGTTGAGAATTTTCAGAAGTCGGTCAATGTCAACTGAAGTAAATGTATCTTTAAAGGCATCGGAAATTCCCGATAAAGCACCTCCTATTTTCGGAGATACTGTACTCAATACTTTTGACAGAAACTCAAAAATACTTGAAATCATTTCAAAAGCTGCCGTTTTATCGTTTACGGATTCGGTATCATCTTTACCGAATGAATTAAAGAACTCCTTAACGGAATCCTTAGCTTTTCCGAAAATATCGGGAAAGTTTGAAAGCTTGTCCTTAATCTTCTGAGCAATGTCGGAAAAATCCTTGAACGTCGGCATACTGAAATCTATGCCCGTTATCTTCTCAAAAGCTCCTGAAAGTTCGTGAACCTTATCTTTAGCTGCTCCGAACCCCGATTTTATAAAGTCGATGACAGTTTGCAGAACCGTATAGAAAGTATCGTTTTTACGGATAATTTTATCCAGTTCTCCAAGATGTTCACCTAAGAATGATGTTACCGTAAGAATACCCTCTCCCAATTTACCGAAATGATTCGTGGTCGGGAAAATTGTTCTTATCAAAGCAGAGAAAATCTGTTTTACAATATCGACTGCCGCAAACAAGCCTTTAAAAGTACCCTTTATCTTATCGGCTGTTTCATCGCTGATTTTAAGTTTAGCTGTAAAATCCGATAATCCGTTTGCCAGATTGCCGATAGTTTTAATCTGTATTGGCGGAAACATCTCAATAAAAGCCTGTGAAATAGGCTTTGCAATTCTCAGAATAGCAGTTCCTACGTTCAGAACCGATTCAATCAATGATTTAAAAATTCCGCTGACGGTTTTTATTTTATTGAGCTTATCCTTACTCATACCCTTTTCGGTAAAGTCCGAAAAAGAATTTTTTGCTTTGGATAATTGCTCCGTCAAGGGTTTTATCAACTCACAAAAACTTTTGTAAAATTCTTTAATCTTTGGAAGAAGAGAATTGAAGTCCGATTTGATGTACTCGGAGATATTCTTTAAGGTTTTGTAGAATGTATCGTTTTTCTTTGCGGTATCGTCAACCTTAAAAATGTAATCTCCCAGATTAGAAGCAACATCTAAAATCTTTTCTCCGAATCCTACAACGTTATCCGTTAAAGGAGATATGGTTTTCAGTACAGCCGAAATACCTTGCTTTCCGATATCGAAAATTGCAAACAAACCCTTGAAAGAGCTTTTTAGTTTGCCTGCCGTATCATCGGTCATTTTGAATTTTGAAGTCAAGTTCTCGACACTCTTCATAAACGAATCTGCATTTTCAAGTGTGGTCGGCGGAAATACTTCCTTAAATGCCTTGTTTACCGTTTGAAGAATTTTTAAAGCAGTGCTGCCGACATTTTTTACGGACTTGATAAAATTTTCGATTATCGAAATAAGCGTATCGAAACTGGGTACTTCCACTTTTGCGGAAGTATCGTTTAAATCTGACGTTACACCCAGAAGAGCATTAACTTTTGCCTGAACATCTTCATAAGAATAGCCGAGAGCCTCCAGCTGCTTACGCCTTTCCTCACCGTTGCCGAAATCTCCTTTTATTACTTGCTTTGCGATGTCTGCAAACTCTTCAAGATTTTTTGCCTCTTTCTTTGCCGTTTCGCCAAGTCCACCTAGATTTCCAAGACATTTAACTGTAAACTTCGATATCTTCTCCATACCCGCTGTTGCTATATCGACAAGAGGGTCTAAGCCTTTGTTTATCGCATTTATTACGGGAATCAACGCATTCATTACATCTTTAAGATTATCAAATGCGGGAGTGGCGAACTTCGCACCTATTCTCGACATAGCGGCTTTCATATTGGATAATGCGCCAGTGAACGTTTTATTTGCGTCTTTGGCATGTTCACCGTAAGCACTGTCCATTGCGTCGGAAAATGTTTTAAAGTCTATTTGACCTTTTGAGGTCATTTCACGGACTTCCTGTTCCGTTACGCCTAACGATTTCGCAAGAGTAGCCGCCGCATTAAGACCTCTGCTTCCCAACTGGTTAAGTTGGTCGCTCATAAGTCTGCCGTTACCGGCAACGGTTGTAAATATCCTTGCGATATCGTCATAGCTACTGTTTGTCATTGCGGCTACACCAGAAATACCTCTTAGGGAGCTTTTCATCTCGTCACCGAGCTTAACTCCCGAAGCGGTAAGCTGTGAAGCTGCCTTTGCGGCGGAATCCAGACCGTAAGCCGTATCCTGTACACCGTAGCTGATGTCCTCCTCAATATCCTCCCAAGCAATTCCCAGACCCTCAAGCTGGAACTTTGCCTGTTCGATATTCAAGGCTCTTGATTTACCTCCAGATATAATAGGACTTATCACCATATTTGAAATTTTGGAAGCCATTTGCATAGCGGAAGTAGTCAAATTCGACAGAACTGTTATGCCTATCGTTCCCATCGCCGAAAGCCTGTCGGCAATGCTTTCAACGCTTGAAGAAACCGATACCGAAAATGTTTTACCGTAATCTTCAAGCTTTGATAAACTCTTTGCGGCACTTGCCATATTTAGGCTCTCTTTTAGTTTTTCAAGAGAACTTATGGTTGTTTTGACACCGCTCTCAAACTGATTGTTATCAAACTTCATCTGAACAACTCTGTTATCTACCGAACTCATGCTCTAACCACTTCCTCCCACGCCGATTCGGCAATTTTTTCAAATAACGGCTTTAATGCCGGGTTGATGTAATCTATACCTTTAACGTAGCCGCCGTTTCTTGTTCCGTGACCGTACTGTAATACCAATGCTACGGGAACTCCGTCGTTTATGTTTGAATTAGTCCAGTTTATGGTCACAGAACCACGTTTTTCTACAATTTCGTAATCCCAAGATGCAGCGGTTTTTCCGCTGTCAACGGGGGTTGCCGATGCTAATGCCGCAACACCCTCCCTGCCGTATTTATCCAAATTTGGCATATTTCTTATGTCTGATACAAAATTAAGAAATTTCTCAATTTTATTAAAGCTTCCTGAGTGTTTGATAGAAGCCATCGGGCAACCCTCCTTTTTATCCTCTGCTGTTTAATGTTTTTCGTCTTGATGCGTTCAATGCTCTGTTTCTGCTCATAAGCTCACGTTTACTCATTTTTCTGTTTGGAGAATTCTTAATGCTGCATACTTTTATAAGAGTAAGCAGTCTGTTAAGATGCCACTTCTGACATTCAAACGGAATCTGCAAAGCTATCATCCAATAATAGATGATTTCTGCGGTTATCACTTCTCTGTTGGGAGAAGCCTTTTCTTTTGAGAATGTTGTAGCCGTCATAGGCTCATCAATATAGTCAAAAACCTCATTGATTACACTTTGAGTAATTCCGTTGTATACTAATGGGTCAACATTTTGTGTCAATGTCATACATTTTATATAGTCAATGGTTTCCTCGAATGTTTTACGCTCTTTTCCGAGAAAAGGCTTGTGCCATTTTGATTCCCATTTTGAAATTGAAACTAAAGAATGCTCCAAAACTAAAGTTTGCTCTTTTGTATAGCAGAAAAGATTATTTACCGAATCATACTGCTCACTTGCCGGAATTGTTATCTTTAGCATTACTTTCTTCCAAAGCGTTCTGCATTGTTCCCTGCATATCGGAAGGGAGAATGCCCGTCATAAACTTTTCGGCACTGCCCTCATCGGTAAGAAGCTCCATATAGATAATCGGAAACGCTTCCGTCTGTGAAAATTCCGTTGAAAGCTCCTTGCTTTTGATGAATCTTCTGCCGTCCGCAGATTTCACACCGTAAGACTTAAGAAGCAGTTCTTTGAAAATTGCAATGATTTTCGGAGTATCCTGAGCGGCAATGATGTCACGAATCATCTGCTCCAATCCGCCTGTTGTCGAAAGATTCATCTCGGTAAGCTCTGCCTTGGTGAGATTGAAATAGAAATCCTCTGTTCTTGTATTATCGTTGTAATCAGTATAGGTAACTGTCTTTTTTAACATAAAAATTATCTCCTTTCAAATCGGTTGTTTTTAGATTAAGATGTTGTTTTCATCAATGTTGCAACTTCATCGGGAAGAGGCAGTCTTGCTTCTGCTTCGTCCGTTCCGTATAGAATGTCTTCCAACGCCTTAAGCTTTGCTGCATTAGCCTTTGTGGAATCAATAGTAAGAATAGCAGTCGGTTTGTAACCCGCAACGGGAATTGCAGTTGTTGTCACTTCCCACGAGAATGTAATTGCTTCGGGACTGTCGTTGATAGTCTGATAGCCTTTCTCTGTGGGCGAAGCCGTTGCATTGTAAATCAAATGAAGCTTATAGCCGTGGTCTTCAAACTCGGTATCGTTGCCGAGAACCGTTCTGTAGCTAAGACCAAAAGCCTTTCTTGTCTGCTGACCGATTGTAACGCCGTCGGCAATCTCAGCCGAACCGTCACATGCCGCAAATTCATCGGGATATGTATATGCTTCGATTGTAGCACCGAACTCCTCGGCAGACCTCAAATCAACATACTTGATATCGTCCGCATAAATAGGATTCGATTCTGCACCCGACGGACTTTCCGTTACAGCCGTCAAGCCGTTCCACGCAACACCTTTTGGATATGTTCCCGTGCTGCTCTGCGGATAAAGAACACCTTTTTTAACACCTGTTTCGTAATAACGTTCACCTGTTGTATCCCATACAAGCTTACTCATTTAACATTCCTCCTGTTAATAATATAAAATTAAAGAATCGTGATTAAGATTGTCCGCCGTATAATGTCCGCTGTAAACACACATTGGAAAGTGAGCGAGAATTTTCCCCGCAACTTCACTTTCCGAATCCGTATCGATAACCGTTACTGAATATCGTACTCTGGTTTTATAGGGCTTATTGTCTGCAAAAAGAGTTTCGATGTTTTCCTTTTCGTACACTATACAGGGGTACTTCATCTTAATCGTTTCCGGGGGCTGAAAATACACGTTTCTTGTCCCGAGAACATTAACCAATTCCTCGTGCAGCTTTAATCTATTCGACATCATTGTACACATCTCCAATCGACAGAATCAATCTCGGGTATTGAACCTCAACATTTGTGATTTTCCATTTAGCCCCCATAAACTCAACATATGCCATAGAATGAAAATTTTGGTTGGCAAACGGGTCGGCTACGATACTGATTTCGTTGGATATGTTGATGTCGTCATTGAGTTTGTCGGAAGATTGAAGTCTGCGCGTGTTCCTTGTAACGTCACCGTAGTAATGCCTTTCGGTGATTTGCTTTTCCCATATTCCCGGACGTGTTTCAACTGTTTCAGCGTAGCCGATTACTCCGTAAAATTTTGCCATTTTGAATTTTCTCCTCGATTAGTCGCCGCTGCCTGTTGCGGTCTTAGTTTCGAGAGCAATAGCGGAATAAGGCTTGGTCAAAGCACCCGAGCAGCGTGTTTCGATAAGATACTTCTGAGCATTGTAATCAATGTCGAAATCATCAAACATATTCACTGCACCGCCCTTGTCTGCACCAACGTTGTAATCGCTGAGATTTGCAATAATACCGAGCAGGTCGCCGCCGTTCTTGCCCTTTACGCCCTCCATAACAGGAACTGTTACAATTTCCTTAACACGGAGAGTAGCGGCAAGTTTTGAAACCGAATCATAGATAATACGTCCTGTTGTATCTTCAAGAAGAAGACAGTCTGTAAGTATGTCTTCCGTTGTATACAAAGACGGTTCGCCCGAACCCTTATAATCCTTGCGAGCCTTGATTGCAGAACGAATGAATGCTTTTGCTTTCTGGTCGTCGGTAGCGGTAGAAGAAACGTTTACATATGCTTTGATAGTATAAAGGTCGTCGTCATAAGCGATAGGACGAATGTTCAGTTCGTTAATCTTATCGTCGCTGGAAGAAAGACGACCGTCACCGATAAGAAGTGCACGTGCAATTTCCTCGTCAAGCATCATACGCATTTCGGACTTAAGCCAAGCCACAACGTCAAAATCGGTAATATCGACTACATCGTCACGGTCAAGCTTCTGTTTCTTATAGATAGTTGTCGGAGTAGTCGTTCTTTTAAGAAGACTAAATACCTCCTCTTTCTTTTTGTAGCCCTTGATGTAACCTTTTGCTCTCGCTTCGTCCTCCGTGATGTTTGCAAAGATAGACTTGATTCGTGAGAACGGAGTATGATGAACGCCGTTCATAACTTTCTGAACCCAGCCCATATCACGCTGAATAAATTCGGGAGTATCATTAAGGGTTTTCGCCTCGGGGAAGAGATAATCAATCTGCTCGATACCGTGAGCAAGTACGCTCTCTTTTAAGCTGCCGTAACGTTTTGCGTCCGAAAGAATAGCTGTCATTTCGGAATGGCTGAGTACGTCCTTTGCCTGCTGTTCGTCATTGTCAAAAATATTGTGTTTCATAGAATTGCCTCCTTTTGTGTTTTCGGAATCGTTTTCATCGCCGCTGTCTTCAAGAGCTTGTCCGATAAGTGCGTAAACCACTGTTTTCTGCTTCTCGGTAAGAGTGTCGAAAACATCGGCAATGGTTTCCTCTTTTTCTTCTTTGTTTTTAGTTTTTTCGTCCATACTGTCTTTCTCTTTTTTATCGGGTGTTTTATCATCTTCCTCGGAATGACTGAGGAAAATGTTGTCACCTGTATAGATAATGGCTTCATCTTCCGATTCTTCGCCGTGACTGATAACGGAATCGATATATGCCCCGGGATTTGCTCCTGCAAGAACAAGGCTTACTTCACGGATAGCACCGTGTAACACCTTTGAACCCTGCTGTTTCAATTGGTTGGCATAAATGGACAATGCCGAAACATCTCCGTGTTCAACAAGCTGCTTGGCATTTTTACCCGATTCTGTATCGTTGAATGTACAATATGCGTAAACACCGTTTTCACGGTTTTCCAAAAGAGCATGACCGAGAACGTTATACGGTTCGTTATGTCTGTGATTCCAGACAAGCGGAACGGTTTGTCCGTCATTGGATTTGAATGCGTCTTTCAGAATAGTTCGACCGTCTGAGCATCTCAAATTGTTTCTTGTTGCCCAGCCGCTGAAATCGAATTTTTCATTCATTTTGAATTTTTCCTCCTTTTACGATAAATCTTCATCTTCGCTTGGCTCGGACGGCGTTTCCGCCGTTTCCTCCGCTGAAGCATTGAGATTCTTGTTTCTGAGTTCGTCTGCTTTCGGGTCATCGGACGGTTTCATTCCGATTATCTGACGAATTTCGTTAGACGACATAATTTCGTTTCGTGTAAACTTATCGGCAATCTCCGCAATTTCCGAAACGGGAACAAGCTTGAACGGGTCACGGAAGAAAGCTATAGACTGCTTTTGAGAACGAGCGGTTTTTGTGAGAAACTTTCTCTTCATCTCATCAGCAATTGCCGAAATGATAGGTTCAATAGTACGGTTGTAATAGTTGAGCATTGTTTTATCATCGGCAGTACCGTCCAATACTCCCTGAGTGATTCCCAACTGGCTGTACAGCATACTCGTTAAGTATTCAATCTGGGACATCAGATTGTTTTCCACCGGTCGATTCAACTGTGTGATATGCTCCGTACCGTCCGTATAGGCGATACCGTATTTAGAACCCGTCAATTGCCGTTCTATGTCTTTTCTGCGGTTCTCCGCTTGCTGCCGTCTGGCTTCCGATTTTATTACATAGGGCAGCTGAATGATTAAATCAAGCTTACCCGAGCTGCTTTGTTCATCGATGAAATCAAGAAGATTAAGTTTTCTGATAAGCCGCTGCATAGTAGAGTTAGGCTCGTTGATTACGGCGTAAAGAGGATTCTCAATAATAGCGGCTATGCTTTTGGGAACTGTGATGTCTTCCTTCTGCCCTGTTCTTTCGTTGTAAACTCGGACTTTGATATGCTGAGGATACCATTCGAGAATTTTACCTGTTCTCATTGTAAGAATGTCATATGAGCCTGTGATTTCAGGGTCAAATGTTGTATCGACAGGAATAATCGCAACACTGCCCTCATCGAGCATTGACATAACAATATCCTGCATAAATGCTCTTGCAGTTTGGTCAATGTTGGCTTCAAGGGTAAGACAATTGTTAAGCCCGGAAGTTATTGTTTCTAAGAAGCGTTCGTTTTCATCAAGGCGAATGTGCATGAGGTCGATTGCAGCTGTATCAAGAGCAATACGATTGTAAACAGATGTTACTATTGACTGCTCGTTACCTCTCGTAAGCCGTGGTCGGTCGGGGCGGTAGGAATAGCCGCTTCCGATATTCCGATAGTAGTTCGTTGGGTCTTTATTAAAAAAAGCGTTCCAAGCGTGTTTTAGCCTGGAACTGATTGAAACATTCATTTTGAATTATCACCTTCTTTTACAGCATGAAAAAAAAAGACACCCTTTTTAAAGAGTGTCTTAGAACAAATTATTTTTATACGTCTCTAATTTTTACAAAAGTCCAGTCAACATTCGGGTCTTTTTTTAGTTTCTCGTACAACTCGTGAATTTGTTTTTTAAATTCACCTGTCGATTTTGTTTCGTATGGTTCGCAACTCATAGTGCCACCCTTTCGCCAAGCTTATTGAGTTTCTTTTCGACTTCAGTGTAATTTTTTACAATCTCGTTATAATCTATGTAGCGAGCCGTTCCAATTTCCTTTAAAGCAGTATTGGCTCTAAACACGATTATTGGGTCATGTACTCTATTATACACCCCTTGATTGTTATCGTCAACCATTGCGTCCCATTTTGTACTCATAATTTTGGCATATTCTTTAGTGCTTTTGAATTGATTAACATTTTCCATAGCATGGTTAAAAATAGTATAAGCGTTCTTAAAGTCATCGTCGCTTTCGAGTTTGTTGAGATTCAAGTTTTGGACATCTTTATTTTCAATGTCCATCTTCTTTAAAAGTTCTTGCATTTTTGACAAATCAGAAATTGTGGTTTCTTTATCGTTAATGTAAACATTGCGAAATTCATCAAAGCGTTCTCTTTTTGTTGGCATTTTTAAATCTTTAACCAGTTCATATCGATGTTCGTATATAAATTTATTAATCGATTCTGCTTTATAAACGGAGAAAGGTCCTTTATACACTTTAGAATCCTATTTATCTTTCGGATTATATGTATACATCCAAGCTTTTCTGTTTTTATACTTTGTTGAATCATTATATGTACTTACACTATTAAGTCGTGTACCCTTTTTTAGTACAGTTTTCTCAAGTGGGTAAGGAGGTCCATTCCTAACTCCCCACTTTTGACCTTTTATACCGTGGTGATAAAGTTCGTATTTATTACTGCACATACAGCCCCCCCCCATTTTGAATTTACTCAAAAGCTTCTCTGTTAATCTTGTAAGCTATGTAAGCGTCCATAGTAGCCGCAACAGGGTCTATCTTTTGGTCGCTTCGTTTTTTCAAGAGTTTACGGTTTCCGTTCGTATCCTCCAAAGTAATGCAGTTACCCATAGCAAATACCATAATTTCTTCGTCGTGAAGCAAGGCTCTTTCTTCCGCAAGCTTCTTCAATTCGCCGAGCGGAACGGATTCCGTTTTAGCACCCTGAATTACTTTCTCTATGCCGAAAGGTCCGTTTTCGGATTCCCACCTTGCTATAAAATCTTTAGCATTATAAGGGTCATAGCCAAGACAACGGACATCATAGCCGAATTGAATGATATGGTTATCGAGGTCATCGTAAACCTGCATCATATCAAGAACCGTACCCTCAAGAACCATAAGGCTGCCCTCTTCCATAAACTCGTTGTACTTTAATCGCATAGCATTTGGCAGCTTCATAAGTGTATACGATGAAATGTAGCTTCTGGTCTTTACACCAAATTCACCGTTGGGCAAAGGAAACAGAAATGCAAAAGAACAGAAGTCATCTCCTCTTGAAAGGTCTGCACCCATTGCACAGGGCATTTGCCAATAATCCCTTTTTCTGTGAGGAAGTGTTTCTTCGTAGGTGAAATAATAGGTATAGCCCTCCATAGGAAGTCCGAAACGTTTTGCTAAAATATCATTCCTTGCGGCAGGAACATTCTCGGCACGTTCGACATCAAGCTGATAGGTTTCATAGCTTACGGTTTTACCAATGTTGGGATTTGCTTTCAGCCACATTTCGGGATTGCCAATTTCATCAACGTTATCAAGCTTATACCACCATATGGAAACATTCGGGGCTATGTAATCTCCTTTTAGGATTTTCATAAGCTCCATTTTAATTGTATCGCCGCTGCCGTTTCGGATTGTACCCTCTGAGCTTGTTGCGATAATAAGATAATCGTCAACCTTAGACGCACCTTGTTCGATAGCACCGACAACATCTTCCCTGATATCACCCGAAAGCCATTCGTCAACTGTGGCAATCTTTACTCTCAATCCTTGGAGTTTTGTTATTGCCATAGGACGAATTTCTATAAGAGAATTGGTGAGAAAATTTTCAATACCTTTCTTTGTTGCGGCAAGCTTCATACGCTTTGCTTTTGAACCTGTGGTATTCTGCAAAGAACCCTCGGTCAGGAATTTAAACAAAGGTCCTCTTGCTCTGGTTATAGCTGTGCGGATAGGCGACATAACCTCTTCCGCCTGTTTCATTGTGGGGGCGGTTGTAATTTGGTGCGTTGTTGTAGTATCGACATTCTGATGATAGGAATGAATACAGGAATCATATAAAGATTTAGCAGCACCTCGTCCAACGATAAGGTACTGCTTGTTAATCAATCTCTTTTTAATTTTCTTATGTACAAAATGTCCGCCGTGACCGTCGGGGTTAGGCTCGTAAACGGTTCGCTCTATGAAGTAATACCAGCCGAGTGCCTGTTCGCCCCATAGCTTAAAGCTGTCGAGAAGTTTCAAGTCCGAACCGTCGGTTAAGGTTAGTTCGTTTTCACAATAGGCAATCCAACCCTCAACTGATTGGTCGTCGTAAAAGATACCGGGATTAGCTATAAGGTCGTCTATACGGTTCATCTCCATTGCTATTTCTTTGCAGACGGGAATTTCTCCATGTATTACAGCATTGCGGAATTGTCCGTAGTATTTTGGAGTAGCGGTGTTTGATAAAGACATGTCTTGTTTTTATCCTTTCAATTTACTGATAGCAACTGCTATCGTAACAGCCGGACCGACAACGCTCAATACATCTCCCGCAACATCTAAAGTCTTTGAAACATATTCACGACCTTTACTGACAGTAGGTTTATCATTAAAAATCTCGTTATACTGTTTTTCAAGATTGTATCTGTTAATCCGGTCTCTCAATTCTTGATCCGTCATTGAACTCAAATCAACAGTTTGTTTTTTACTTGACTTGTTAATGCCTTTTTGGTTTATGTCTTTTGCTTTATTGACAAGCTTTGACGCAGTATCTACGGCTTCTTTCGCATTTTCCAGTTTTGTAGGCTTCGGCTTTTCTTTTGTCATATCGTTGTACTGTTTTTCCAGATTCATTCTTTTGACTTTTTTAGCAAGCTCTTCGTCCGACATAGAACTTGCTTTTTTCTTTTGGGCAGCTTCACCTACTTCTTTTCCGCCAGCATGTCCATCGGGATAGGGCTGATATCGCCGTACGCCCCAGTGCATACCCTGAACACCGTGGTGCATTAAAGTATTAGTCATTTTGAATTTCCTCCTCATTTTCTATCGGGTCGGCAGCGACCAGTATTCTCCACTCCAACTCGCTTATCATTCTATTCATAGATTCCATCACTGCGGAACTGAGCGGCGGGTCGAAGAGAAGTTTAACTTTCAAATGGACATACGATTTAACAAATTCAAACTTTTTATCTTCGCCCATAAAGTCTTTCCAAGTGGAACTGTCATCGGAAATTGTAAAGCCGTCCGCTGAACCAACTCCGAGCTGTGTTAAAATTGCCAACACCGAATTAATGTGCATGATAATGTCGGAATCGAAGTGAGTGTATTCCTCCGTGATTCCGAGAAGTTTCTTTATTGAGGTAAGAATACTTTCCGTATTCAAATCGTTCACCTCTTTCGGGTTTTGTATAAAAAAGAGGAAGACTCTAAAGCAAAGTCTTCCGTTAATTTTTTGTTATTACGTTGTTCTCCATACTCTTTGATAATACATTCTGTTTATTGATTCAGGGCTTATTTGTCTTGTACCTTCCTCATACATATGTTCACATAAAAATTCTGTATACATAATGTATGATACTATACTTGTTTGCTTGTCAACTACCCATACTGCATTCTCATAATAACATTCGGGAACAAGATGAAAATAATAGTTGTTATCATCTTCGTAAACACTTTCTATATCAGCATTTAAAAGGTCGTCTAATGTTTCATACACAGTTACACCATTATCTAATTTATACATTTAAAACATCTCCTTTAGATAAGCTTGATTTCACTCGATATACTTACTAATGGCGTCCCAATTTATTTCTAAACCATCAAGTCTGGAAACTTGTAAAGCACCTTGTGGATTAATCGCATTCCAATATATTCGGCTGACAGTTGAATCTTCTAAACCTTTTTGTGCATCGAAAAATAATACTTCTCCGTCTTTAATTGTCCAATTGAAAATGTGACCACCGCCACCCTTCCATTGAATTGAACAGACACCCTCGGCATTATCGCCAAATCTTTTTACTAAGAACTCAGCTGCATCTTTTCGTGAACGTCCAAATTTTACAGCAGAACCGTCTTTAATATACTTATTTCGATTAGGTATTTTAAAGCATTCTTCAACCACGCCATTCATATTCTGCATTTTGCCGCCAGTGTCTTTTGCGATTACATCATAACCTTGTTGTCTAAGGAACCCAGCCAATCCACACGCTGAGCAATTATTAGTGTATTTTGGATTTCCTCTATTAGGATTAGCATTTTTTATTGTGTCAGATACTTGTTCGGAATGAGGTAACTTTTCAAATCCGTCAGCACTGCCTGCAAGAAATCCTTTAGTTCTCCTTCTGCCAAGATTTACAAGCTTGCTTAGCTTTCCTTTTATTGATTTTGAAATCTTGTACTCACCAATAGAAGATAAGGCTTTGTTTATCTTTTTACTATTAGTATACTCCTTTTTACCATTAGATGTCAAGCTTTTACTTTTGTTTTTGTTATTAGAAAGTGATTTTTGCCACCCTGCTTTCTTTTCCGAAGCGGAATGTTTCGATGACCCCAAAGGATAAGGAGGTCCGTTACATTTACCCCACTTTTGTCCCAGTATACCGTGATGACAAAGTGAGCTTGAATATGTATAGTTATACTGCCACATTTTACCTCCCTACTTTTTCCACGGACAAGTATCGTTAGGTTTACGCTCAATCGGAGCAGTAACCAACAGACTTTCATCTCCGTAGTGAATCGCATTATGCGTATTGTGAGTTGTGGAAATGAGATACTCGGGATTAAGAAGTATTTTACTTTTCGATTCAATGTCTTTTGCAAGTATAGGATTCATATGATGTATGAGAACCTTACCCCAAATACTGTAACCCTCAACTCCCAAATCACAGCCGTTATCACGGAAGATGACAAAATCTCTGACCTTTTTCCATTCCTTGGATTTGTAAAATTTCTGATTAAGGAATCTGTCAAAACCAAAAGTTTCTTTTCCGACTTCGCCGTTAAGCTGCAAATATCGAAAACGCTCTTCAAATGTTTGTAACTTTGACAGTTCAGTATAAGTTCTAAGCATTATTAAATTTTCCTTTTTGCAACATTACACAATTGACATACCTCCCTGTATATTGTATAATTTAGTTACCACACCACAAAATACAAACACACAAGGGAGGTGAGTCAAAGTGAAAAAACAAAAATCTCTT